GAACGCCATGTCATACGGGGCGAAGGCTCACCTGCTGCATGCGGCCGGCGGCGTCAGCGGCTATACCGACCCGGAGCTGAGGTTTGTGGTGTATCCGGCGCTGCCGCTGGGCTGGTACGTGATCTACACGCCGACCGACGTGTACATCATCAAGACCAAGATCCAGCACAGGGTGACTCTCAGATGAGGGGCAAACAGTTGGCGAGGACGCTTATCGAGCGGCAGGTTGTCCTGGGAATGTGCGCAGGGATGAGGGCATATCAGATCGCTGAGGCAATCGAACGCCCTGCGGAAGCGGTGGCGCGTGTTATGCGGCGACTGCTGATTCGGTCCGGCATGCAGGACCGCGTGGAATTCGCGCTGCAGCAGAATGCGGCCGTGAGGGAACTGCGGTACGCCCAGCCGGGGCTGGTAGTGTACGCCGGGCGGCGAGGTGCGGGCGGGAGGATCGCGGCATGAGCGATCTGACGTGGGCGGGGAAGCTATTGACGGATTTCGGGGTTTTGGGCCTGATGGTGTTCGCGTTCTACCTGCTTTACCGGCTGGTGGACAAGTGGGCGGCGAGGTTTTTGGAGGTGCAAGTGGGGCAGGCGAAGGCGATGTCCGACCAGGCGGCGGCGGTGACGGGGCTGGCAACGGCCGTGAAAGATGGGCAGGCGGGGCAGCAGGACATCTTCTTAACCATGAATTTGGTGGCGGACCGGATCGACAGACACGGGAAACTGCTCGAGAAGATCGAAGAAAACTGCCGGCGAAGAGGGGCATGCGCATGATCGGCGATGTAGAGGAAGCGCGGCACGCGGAAGAGCGGGGCGCCATACTGACGACCCTGAAGGCCACTTACGGATCGGAGATGACGAGCGCGAAGACGCTGTGGCGCGTGCTGAACGGCGCGCGGATCGCGATATCCGACACGGGGCTGCAATTCTCACTCCAGTATTTGTCCGACCAGGAGTACATCAAGATCTGGAGGGTGCGGGACACGCCGGGATGGCGTCCGGACCGGCCGGGGCCGCGGCCTGACGTGATTGTCTTCGCGCGGCTGCTTCCGAAGGGTCTGCGCCTGGTGGACGGCCAGGCGGAGGCGGACCCGAAGGTTAGCTTCTGATGCCAAGGGCCAAGGCCACAGACGGGTTGAGCGCGGAAGGGCAGAACGCCATGGCGCGCGGGTTCGCGGCCGGCTGGACGGCGGAGCGGATCGCACAGGCGGTGCTCGATGCGACGGGGGAAGTGGTCGCGGAGCGGACGGTATCCAGGCGGATGGCGGAGTGGCGCGAGAGCAAGGCGCGGTTTGAACGGGCGAAAGAGCAGTACCGGGCCATGAAGGAAGCCGGGCTCGATGGCGTGCAGATGCTCCAATCGCTGGCGTTTGAGAAGCTGCTGGACGATCCGGACGCGCTGACGGGAAGCGATCCGCTGGGGTTTCACGCGTTGGGGTTGGAGGCGGAAAAGGTCGCACTGAAGAAGAGGGAGATCGAGGTAAGAGAGCGCGCGGTCGCGATCGACGAACGGCGAATCAAGCTGCTCGAAGATCGCGAGGGGCGCGCGATCGCGGCGCTGACCAAGGTGGACGCCGAGCTTACCGACGAGCAGCGCGTGGACGAGGTGCGCAGCATCCTGAATCTTCCCGCGCGTAAGAAGGAGGCCGCTTGAGCGTGAAGCTGCGCAAGCCGAGAGCGGCCGGCCCAGCGCAGGCCGTGGCGGTGCGGGGCGAAACCGTGAAGATCCCCATGCTCGACTGGCAACGGGATTATCTGCTCGACGAATCGCGGCTGAAGTTCGCGGTAGTGACGCGCCAGGGCGGCAAGAGCTTTGCGGGCGCCATGGAGGACGTGCTGGGTGCCATTGAGGGTGTGCCAAAAGCGGTGATCCTGAGCGCCGGCCAGGACCAATCCAACGAAGTGATGATGAAGGTCCAGGCGGACACGCAGGCGCTGGGGACAGCGGCGGGCGTGGTGGATTCATTTTTTGAGGACACGTCGCTCCTGCAAAAAACCGCGACGTTCCCCAACGGATCGCGCATTATTGCGCTGCCGGCGAATCCGCGCACGGCGCGCGGGCACTCGGCCAACGTCCGGCTTGACGAGGCGGCGCTGCAACAGGCGTCGGACGAGATCTGGGCGGCCATGTACCCGACCATCACGCGCGGCTACAAATTGCGTGTCACTTCCACCTTCTACGGCACGAACAACCGCTTCTACAAGATCGCGCGGGACATGGGCCTGGAGGGGGGAAGCCGTCCGGAGCAACAGCCGGTGCGACGGGGGCCGTGGTCGGGGCACTGGGTGGATATCTTCATGGTGGCGGAGCAGGCCGCGCGCTGCCCGGAGATGGGACTGAAGATCGACCCGGCGGAACTACGGGAGGGCCTCGGCGACGAGGACATCTGGATGCAGGAATATTGCAACGTGCCGCTCGAAGACGGCGCGCAGTATATTCCGCTCGATCTGGTGCTGGCGTGCGAGTCCGATCTGGCATCGCTCGACTGGGACGGCCAGGCGCGGCCAGGACTCTGCGCGGGATGGGATTTTGCCCGCAAGCGCGACCGCTCGGTGATCGTGATCGGCGAGCTGGTGGCGGGGCTGCTTATTGTGCGCGGCGTGATCTGGCTGAACCGGCTGTCGTTCGCGGAGCAGGAGAAGGTAGGACGCGGCGTGGCGCGCAGCATCCAGGAATCGGACGGCGTGTTTTCGATGGACGCCGGAGGCAACGGCGCGCAGATCGCCGAGACGCTGCAAGGCGAGTTTACGTGCATGGACGCGGTGAATTTCGGCTCCACGGTGGAAACCGGCGTCAGGGATTCGCGCAACGAAGACGTGAAGGAGTTAGTGAAAGTGCGCATCGCGCGCGACGCCAAGCGGCGCTTCGAGGAGAACGGCTGGCGGTTGCCGGAATCGCGGCAGATCCGCACCGCGGTGGCGGCGATCAAGCGGTCGGTCTCGCCGAGCGGCAACGTGATCTTGGATGCGGCGCGGACGGACAAAGGGCACGGCGATGAATTTTGGGCGCTGGCGCTGCTGAACGCGGCAGTGACGGGGGCGCGCGCCTACACGCCGATCGACGACGGGATGATTGGTGGCAGAACGGTGCTGGGCAACTTCATGGAGAAGGTGTTTTGATGGCGCTGACACTGCTCGGACTATCCTCGATACCGGCGCCCGCGCGGCCGGCGGCGAAGGCCACCGCCGAGGAGCCTCCGATGGTGGAAATGGGAACCACCGGGACGGGGATTTTCGGGCAGGGGTACATCCGCGAGTTGGGCGAGTACAATCCAGAGTTTTCGGGAGGCCCATTCACGGCGTATCGGACGTATGAGCAAATGCGGCGCGGGGACGCCCAGGTGGCTGCCACGGTGATGGCGATGAAGCTACCGGTGCGCTGTGCGGAGTGGAAATTTCAACCGCCCAAAGATGCAACACCAATCGAGAAGGAATGCACGGAGTACATCGAGCAGTGTTTTGAGAACATCGATTTTGACCGCGCGCTCGAAAACATCCTGCTGGCGCTCGATTTCGGGGCCGCGTGTCACGAAGACGTCTGGACGGTCACAAACGGGCGGGTGGCGATCGCGAAGCTGGCCGCCAGAATGCCGCTCACCTTCTTTACCTGGACGGTGGACGAACAAGAGAACCTGCTGGAGTTGGTGCAGCACGGATTCCACGGCGGGAACTTCACCGAGTTCCGGTTGCCCGCGGATAAGATCGCGCTGTACACCTTCCGGCAGGAAGGGTCAAACTTCGCCGGCCGCGCGATTCTCCGGGAGATGTACCAGCACTGGTTCACGAAGGCGGCGCTATACAAAATCGATGCGATTGCGGCCGAGCGCAACGGCATGGGTGTGCCGGTGGGAACGCTGCCACCCAACGCGGGCAAGGAAGACAGGGAAAGATTCCAGAATTTCCTCCAGATGCTGGCAGTGCACCAGCGCGCCTACCTGATGCTACCCAACGGCGGTGACTTCGACCTGAAAGGCGTGATTGGGCAGGTGCGGGATTGCAAGGAATCGATTGCACACCACAACATGCAGATTTCCATGGCCGGGTTGGCACAATTCATGATCATGGGGCAGTCCGGGCGCGGGAGCGGAAACCGGTCATTGGGCGAGACGATGAGCGACTTCTTTTACCTCTCGCTGCAAACGCTGGCGAACCAGGTAGGGGATGCCTTCAGCGACAACACGATCGCGCGGCTGGCGCGCTACAACTACGGGCCGACGGTGAGGCCGCCGCGGTTGGTGCCGCAACAGCTTATCGCGATGAAATTCGAAACCGTGAGTATGGCGCTATCGCAGTTGGGGGCGGCAGGCCTGCTGACTTGGGACCCGGACATCGAGCTGTGGGTGCGCCAGAAGATGGGCGCTCCGGCAATGGATCGGGCGGAATTGGTACGGCTGAAACAGGCGGCGACAACATCGGGGCCGGGTCCGGGTAAAGGGCCTGGCGGTGGCCCAGCGGCGGGCAATGCGGCGGCTCCGGGAGCGGCGGCGGATGGCAGTGGCGGCGGCGCCTCCGGAGCCGCTGGCGGGCCGGAAAAGGGCAAAGACAAGAGTTTGCGCGAAGAGGTGACAGAGCCTGGGGCCAGTGCTGCGAAGGGCGCTGGCCCCGATTTAGCCGCTAGCGAGATAAATTCTAATAGCCGAGTACCGACGAAGCGGGAGGCGGGGAGCATCGGCTCGCCCGCCTTCCGCCGGGCGGAGAAGTGTTTGGCGGCAGCGGAGATTCTGTCGGCGCTGGACAAGGGGCGCGACGACGTGGCGGCGGCGCTTAGGCGCGCCAGGCCACGCGTGCAGGCGGAAATCGTGAACAAGTTGGTTAACACGCCGGTGCGAAATCTGCACCGGGTATCGATTGCGGCCGACGAGAAGCTGTTGGCCGAGGTCGAGGAGATTCTGCGGGGGATCGCCGACTTCGGGATACAGCAGGTGGCTGATGAGCGGGCGCGGCAGCGCGCTGGCAAGGAGCCGGGCACGGCGGCCGAAATCCGCCAAGTCGTGGCGGCGGATCGGAATCGCGACCAGGTGGGGCTATACGCCGACGCGGTGGTTTCGAAGTTCGAGAACAACTTAACGGCGCGCGCGGCCACGGCCGCGGCGAATCGGATGCGCAAGACCGGCGGCGACACGAAGGGCGAAGTCATCCAGGGGATCGGGGCGGACCTGGACGGGCAGAGCGACAAGTGGATTGACGGAGTCGCCGGCGAAGGCGCCAACGAGGCGTTTGCCGAGGGGCGGTCGGAGGGATTCGATCAGTACCGGGATGAGATCTCGCGGTATATCCAGTCGGCGATGCTCGACATCAATACCTGCGAGGCCTGCGCGGCAACGGATGGGATGGAGGCGGAGTCCGAGGACGATCTGCCGGGCGCGCCAAATCCGGAGTGCGATGGAAAGGACCTTTGCCGGGACGTGGTGGTCGCGGTGTTCAAGGACGAAGGGAGTGTGGCATGAGCACAATTCTGCGGGGAGTGCGGCCGGCGGCACTGGCCGCCATATCGGAACGCGAGCGGCTGCGGGCACATCCGCATCGGGCGCAGGCGGCGGTGAACCATGTGCGGGCGCTCTCGATGCAGCAGCCCCCAGCGCGGAGCCGGGCGGCGGACGCAGCGGCGAAAACGGAGCCAGCGAAGCCGGCCAAAAAGGGGAGGAAAAAGTGAACGGCGAGCATCCGGCCACGGAGCCGGAGATTCCATCCCTGGCAATTCTGATCGGCGAGGCGGAGACGCGGGCCGACGGGCTGCGGCGAATTCCGGTGGCGCTGATCACGCGCGGTTACAAAGGCAAGCAGAAATTTACGGTGACCGCGTCGGACCTGACCGACATCGTGGAAAACTTCCGGAAACGGAAGGCCGATGTGGTTATCGATTACGAGCATTCGACGCTGGCGAAGGATGGGAAACCAACGCCTTCGGCCGGATGGCTCAAGGCAATCGACGACGGGCCGGACAACCATGGCGTGCTGTGGGGCTGGGCGGACTACACGGAAGCGGGCGCCCGATCGGTGGCCGCGAAGGACTACAAATACGCCTCGCCGGTGATCGAATGGGGCCGGCGCGACAAAGAAACGGGAGAACAGCAGGGGGCAACCTTGACCAGCTTGGCACTAGTCAAGCAGCCGCTGTTCGAGGGTTTGCCGGAGCTGCCGCTAGTGGCAAGCGACGGATGGCATTTCGAGCGCGGCGACGCGGTCGAGAGAAAGGACAGAGACGTGAAGATCATCAAGGTTGTGGCCGGCGCCGCGGGCAAAGTACGGTTGGTGGCCGACGACAACACCGAAACGGAAATGGCGATCGAAGGACTGCGGGTGCTGACGGTCGCCGACCTGAAACGCGGTAGCGATAAGCGGTTCGACTTCAGCGCGCTACCGCACGGAGACGACGTGCTGATCGGCAGCGACGTGCTGCACGCGATGAACGTGCAGGCGGCGGTGGACGCGGCCGTAGAGAAGGGCAAGGTGCTGCCAGCGCAGCGGGAGCAGTTTACGCGCCTGGCGGCGGCGGACCTGGAGGGATTCCAGACGCTGGTCACTTCGATGACGCCTCAAATCGACCTGCGGGTAAGAGGCACGGGAACGGTGCAGGGAGAGACGGCGGCCAGCGCGGACGTAAAGGTGTCCGGGCTGGTGAAGGAAAAGATTGTTGCCAGCGACGGCGAGATGGGGTACCAGGAGGCAATGCGGCTGGTACTGGAGGAAAACCCGGAGCTGGCGCGGGAATACAAGGCCGGCATGGGGAGGGAACAGTGAAAAGTTATCAGAGCTACAAGTTCGAAGGAGCGGCCGGTGTGGGCGCGTTTCTGGCCGTGGTAGCGGGAGCGAATCAGGGCGGGTGCAATCTTCCCGGCGGCGAGAACGCGAAGGGGTTCATGGGGTTCACTACGGACTCGCTGGAGGCGGCGCAGCAAGGGCAGGCCGTGCCCGTGGCGCGTGGGCCGCGATGCCGGGCAACGGCAGCGGGGCCGATCACGCACGGGCACTGGGTGCGGATCGCCGACGCTACCGGAAAGGTCGAGGATTGCCAGGCGGCGGTAGACGCGGCTCCGGCAGTCGCCGCGGACATTCAGGTGATCGGCAAGGCCGAGACAGACTCGGTGAATTCCGGCGACACGGTGTTTGTGACAACGCAGGAATTCGTGGCGAAGGTCTCGGCCAGTTAGGCAGAGTGCCCGTTGGAGGGGCGGCGCGTGGCCTGGATAGCGCGCGCCGCCAGGGCGTGAAGCGGCTTGACCAGGGATTCCGGGGAGCGGGCCTCGGATGCCGCGGCGCACAGAGGAGAGGAGAATACCAACGTGCCAACGGGCAGAATTCACATCGACACGGCGCTGAGCAATCTCAGCATCGCGTACAAACCTCAGAAAAACATCATCCGGCAGGTGCTTCCGCCCTTCCCGACCGACCACAAAAGCGACGACGTATATAAGTACGGGCAGGAACTCTTCTTGAGTGAAGAGGACGCCCGCGCGGCCGGGGCGGAGCCAAACGACACGACGTATGAGATGGACGTCGTGCATTTTGCCTGCGGCGGACACGCGCTGCACGACAAGGTGGCGCGGGACACCGAGAACAACGCCGATCCGGCTTTGAACCTGCTGATGGACTGCACGATCGTGCAGACGGCAAAAAGTGCGCTCAATGAAGAAATTGCGGGTGTGGCGGCTATCGCGGAGGCGATGACGGGAGACTACGTAGCGGACCAGGCGGCGAAACCCTGGAATTCGCCGGACGTGGACCCGTACAAAATCCTGAAGGACTACATCGACGCGATCAACCTGGCGTCGGGGTCCGTGGCAAACGCACTGGCGCTCGCGGGGCCGGTATGGACGGCGATCCGCACTAACCCGAATGTGCTGGGGCTGATCACGGGGGCTCCGAACCTGCCCAACGCGCTGATCACGCCGGCGCAGTTCGCGGCTTTACTGGAGATCGACGAAGTGTTGATCGGCCGCACGGTCTACAACAAGGCCAAGGGCGCCGCGAAGAAGTTCGCGTGGGGCGAGAAGGCACTGCTGTTTTACAAGGACCCGAATCCGGGGCTGCGGACGCTCTCGCTGGGGTACACGCCCATTTGGACGAAGGCCTTGGCGGCAGTGACAGGGCTGGAGAAGATCCCTGGGATGGACGGGCAGGGCGACCAGTTCGTACAGCAGTACTACTGGGAGCCGGACCTGAGCGACCACGTCGTGGTGCACCGCTACTACGACCAGGAAATCTGGGCTCCGGAGTGCGGCGTGCTGTTCACCGGCTGCCTGGGGACCGCGAACGCCTAGAGCGGAGAGAGGAAAGCGAAACGATGACATACCTTTTCAAACACTTCAATCGATACGGGCTGTTCCTGGCGCCTGTGCTGGTGGCGATGCTGATTGCGGGCGCCGTGATGACGCCGGCGGCCAAGGCGGGGCCGGGTCCGGCGGTGGTGGCGGATACGGTGCAGGGGTCGCTGACGGCGGCTTACGGCACGGCGTGCACGTCGGCGACGTGCGTGGTGATGCCGGTGGTCGCCATAGCGGGATCGGCGGCCTGGCAGATTACCGGGACCTGGACGGCCACGCTGCAATTCGAGGGGACGGTGGACGGAACCAACTGGTACGCGATCGCGGTGCTGCCAGCCGGGAGCACAAGCACACAGCGGGTTGTCGCTATATCGACCGCGTCGAATGGCATCTACCAGATGAACGTGGCCGGGCTTGCGGCGGCTCGAGTGAGATGCTCCGCGTTCTCCTCGGGGACGGCCGTGGTTACAGGGCGGCGCTCGGCCGCCATGGCGCCTCCACAGTAGACAGCCATGGCGCCGACGATCACATCGATTTCACCGATGTCCGGTCCCCCACGGACGTTGGTGACTGTGATGGGGGCCGGCTTCGATGCCGGCTCCCAGGTCGGGTGCCCTACGCTGGTTCCGACCACGCTGGTGGACGAGAACACGCTGACGGGCGAAATCCCCGAGGGATTGAGCGGGGCGGGTGGGACCTCACAGCAGATCGCGGTGTACGTCATGAATGCGGATGGGGGAACTTCGACGGTGCAAATGTTCACCGTGGAGTTTCTGGCGGTCACCCTGCAATCGTGGACAACGATAGCGGCCGTGAGCAAGGAAGTGCCGGGATTCCAGTGGGGCGGGCAGATCGGCAAGGACGATGTGCAGCGGTGGATCGGCAGCGTGGCGCAGGAGATCGCGGGCGCGATGCTCAAGCGCGGACTGCCTCTCGATCCGGCGCTATGGCCGAAGCCGGACACGGCTGGATCGCCGAGCCCTACGGGCGTGCTGGAAACGATGAACCGGCTGGGCGCGGCGGCGCGGCTGGCGGCGGCGATCGCGGCGAACTTCGTTACGACCGGGCAGTGGGCGGTGCAGGGGTCGCTCGATAAGGCCTACCTGCGGCAGCTCGGGGAGATGCAGGGCGGGTCGTATGACAAGCTCTTCCTGGCGTCGGCGGCGACGGAGGAAGCGGGACCGCTGTTAGCGGCTGGGGATTTGTCGCGCGCCGACGGATCGAGTTCGGGATTTTTCCGGAAGGAGCAGGTGTTCTGATGCTGCGCAACATCCGCGATGGACTTCAGTGCGTGCTGATTGCGGCGCTGGTAATGGGCGTGGCGATTGGCATCCGGATCGAGCGGCGCGATGCGGCGGCTACGAGCTGGAATATGCGCACGGCGGCCTGGAACCTGGCTCAGGCATCGACCGACCTGGCAATCGTGACGGGCGATCTGGCCGACAAGAGGACGGGGATCGCGCGCACGCTTCGCAACGTGAACACTGTGACGGCGCAGGTCGGGCGGACGAGTAATGTCGCGCGCCTGGCGGCGTCGGAACAACGGGCGTACCTGGAGACGGCGAGCAAGGAAACGGTAGCGACGCTTCGGATGGTCAACGGCCTGGTGGCTGACGCCGGGAAGCGGATCAACGAGGGCGCGCTGCCGGCGGCCACGGCAGACCTGGTGGCACTGGGCGAGACGCTAAGGAGCTTGCAAGAGCACAGCGCGGCGCTCATGGACGAGTCAACAAAAACGATGAAACAGGCAGGGACGGTGCTGTCGGACGAGAACATTCCGGCGGCGATGAAGAGCCTGGCTTCGGCGAGCGGGCATGTCGACGGGACCGCGCGGAATCTGGAGACGACTACCGGGTACGTGCGCGACATGTTCACGCCGACGAAGCAATCGTTCTGGAAAACGGTGGTGTTGAGTAACCTGCCGCCGATTCTGCTGCACTTGCTGCCGCAGAGGGTGGCGGTCACGAATACGGTGAAAACCGAGGAGGGAAAGTGAAGACAAAGACGATTCTGTCTGCGGTGCTGTTTTGCCTGGCCCTAAGCCTGATGGCCTGGTGCCAGGAGCCGCTCGATAACAATATCGGAGCGGTGGGGATTTCGTATCAACCCGGTGGATCGCCCGCTATTGCCGGAAGCGCCATGTACATGAAGCTCGCGTCGGCGAGCACGGGGACATACGCCTTCAGCCTGTTCGACGCCGTTCCCACGGGGGTGAAACCGTTCACGGTGCAGACAGCAGTGGGAGCCGGGATGGCACAGCGGCTGGTGACAGTCAACGGCATCCCGATCTACGTTCCGCTGACGGCCGGATTCTCTTACAGCGGCGCGAACAGCGGATGGGCTTGGAGTTCGGGAGCGTTCGCGGTGATTCCGGTGTCGATACACGGTAAGGCCAGCTCGTGGCGGATACTGCCATCGATTCGGGCTGTGAAAAGTTCCGTGTCGGGCGGCACAGGCTACCAACTCATAGCCGGCGCGCAGGTGGGTTGGGGATGGAATTGACGGAGGCCGCTCATGACGTCGAGATGGCAGAAATTTCTGGACAGTCTCAATAGCGATGGAGGGCACATTCTATTGCTGCTCGTACTGGCGATCATCATGACCGCGATGCACGGTCAGAGTATGGAAAAGTTCCAGGGCGAGGTTGTGGGCGGCCTGCTGGTAGCACTGCGGGGAGGCATCAAACCAAGCAACTGACTGACGAAGGAGAAGACGTTGGCACCAACACCTATAGTGACGACAACGCTGGCCGACGCCATTACGGCGGTCGAGCAGGCAAACACGGGCTACCAGAATGCGGTGGCTCAGACGAGCAATGACCAGGCCGCGGCCGACGCCGCGCAGGCCAAGGCCGATGCGGCCAAGGCTATCGTGGTGTCGGACCAGGCGAGCCAGGGCACGGCAGCCAGCTCGCTGGTGAGCGCGCTGACCGGGCTCGTAAGCGTGGCACAGGCGCAGATCAACGCGCTGACGCCACCGGCAACGGCAGGGAGCACGGGCAACTAGGATGTTTCGATTCCGGCTGGAGATTGCGGGCGAGGTTCAGGTGGATCGGGGGATCGCGAGATTCGCCGATGGCGTCGCGGACTATCGCCCGATCTGGCCGGTGATCGAGGATGACTTCTACGCGCAGGAGAAAGACCAGTTTGCGACCGAAGGGGCAGAGGGTGGGGAGAAGTGGGTGCCACTTTCGCCGGAGTATGGCGCCTATAAGGAGGCGCATTTCCCGGGCAAACCGATCTTGCAGCGGACGGGGGATTTGATGCGGTCGCTGACCACGCCGAATGATCCGAACGCGGTGAGAGTGGAAGAGCGGAAGACGCTGACGCTAGGGTCGCGGATACCATACGCGATCTACCACCAGTCGAACGATCCGCGCACGGTGTTGCCGCGGCGTCCGGAGATCGAGCTAACCGAGCCGTTCAAGCGGAGCGCGATGCACCACATGCAGACCTATCTGGTGCAGATGGCATCGCAGTGCGGATTCCGGAAGGGCACCGGGCCACTGGAGGCCGGGTGGAGGGAGACGGCGGGCGCGCGCGGGAAGGGGCCACTGGCGGGGCCGGAGTTCCACGGGAGGCGGGCGAGAAACTGATATGGGAGATCTGACAAAAGACTTTTCGCGGAGCGAGTTCGCGTGCCATTGCGGGTGCGGATTCGACGCGGTGAACCCGGTGCTGGTGGAGGCGCTGCAGAAGCTGCGCGACATAATCGGGAAGCCGGTGGCGATTGACTCCGGGTGCCGGTGCGCGGCATGGAACAAGAAGGAAAAGGGCGCGGACCATTCGCAGCACCTGTTGGGAAACGCCGCGGACGTGCGTGTGGCGGGATTGACCGCGCGCGAGATATACCGGGCGGCGGCGGGGATCATTGCGTTTCATGGCATCGGAGTGAGCGACGAAGGGACGTTCGTGCATCTGGACGTGCGCGAGCACTTTGTGAAGTGGTGCTACAAGAACGGCAAACAGGTAGCCTGGAACGCGGGTCCGGGGGTGGGGGCGAATGCCTAATCCGCGGCGCAAACCATGGGCGTACCTGGCCGAGGGGAATTGCCTGGAGTTGATGCGGGCGATTCCGGACGGCGGGATCGACATGGTGTTGTGCGACCTGCCTTATGGCATCACCGAGTGCAAGTGGGACAAGAAGATCGCGCTGGGGCCACTCTGGGAACAATACGTGCGCGTGGCGCGGCCTGGCGGGGTGATCGCGCTGTTTGCACAACAGCCGTTTGCGACCGAACTGGCTAATGGGGCGCCGGGCAAAATGCTCCGGTACGAGTGGATCTGGGACAAGGGATGCGCCACGGGGTTCGCTAACGCGCGGCGGATGCCGCTGAGGCGGCATGAGAACATTCTGGTGTTCTACAAGAAGCTGCCGACGTATAACCCACAGGGGCTGCGGCCGTGTTTCCGGACGTGCAGGCGGCGGACCACCGAACGGGTGTATGGGATTACCCATCGGCCGCGCGTGCAGACACAAACCGGGTATCCGCAGTCGATCATCAAGTTCTCGCGTGAGCACGGCGCCGCGGCATGCCAGAAGCCAGTGGCGCTGCTGGAATTCCTGATCCGGACCTATACCGACGAGCGCGAGGTGGTGCTCGACAACACGATGGGGACGGGCAGCTCGGGCGTGGCGGCGGCGAATGCGCAGCGGAGCTTTGTGGGCATCGAGATGGACCCTGTGCGGTTCCGCGCGGCCGAGGAGCGGATCGCGGCGGCGATGGCGCAACACGGGATTTGCAGGTCGCGGAGCCTGTGGGCGCGGGAGGGGGAGCTGGCGTGAAAACGGCTGCTGACGTGCGGGGGGGGGCAACAGTTGAGTTTTAGGGGGTTATTCAAGCCGGTGAGTGTGCGCGAGTACGTGCTTGGCCGACTGCACGGGTTGGAGATGCGGCAACAGGCGCGTGAGGCGCGGCGGGCCAGGCGCAGGGGGCAACGTGGCTAAGATGTGCGACGCGACGTTCCGTGTGGCCAAGGTTCGGCTTACGCCGCAGTCTCCACGGCGAATCACAGGAACATGCCGCGTGTGCAATCAGCCGGCGGGGGCGATAGTGATCACGCGGCCGGCGGGGGGAACGGGAATAGGGCGCGCGCGGATGAACTACCACGAATGGCCGGAGCTGGCAAGGCCGATTGCCAATCGGCCGCAGACTGCCAGCCTGCCCCACATGGAGGTAGCGCGTGGCTGAGTTCATCGCGCCCGTGGTGGATTGGCTGATCGGGGTGCTCCAGAAGGCGAATCTGGGCGATCTGCCTGCGTTTGGCGAGGTCAAGCAATCGTGGACGGGGGTCGTGGTGAATTGGCCGCCGGCGGCGGTGATGCCGCGGAACACGGGGTTCGACCCGGAGGGGCAGGCGCGACGCCAGGTCCACCGGCTCACGGTCAAGTTCGGGGTGAATGGGGCCGACCCGAACCAGGTGGCGGCGGATGCGATGAGCTACATGAAGGCCATCGACGCGGCAATCGGGAAGGCGGTGTGGCCGGCGGATACGCCTAGCTTCGCGGTCACCCGAGTGTTTGTGGCGGCGCACGATTACGGGGCACTCTGGACGAAGGAAGGCGGATTCGCCAAATTTCCGGAATTGCATCTAGAGGTGGAGGTCACCGAGTTATGAAACGGTATCGGGTGTTGCTGCCGGTCGAGATCGACGGGCACATTTACCAGGCTGGCGAGATCACTGCCGAGCTGAGCTTGGAGACGGCAAAGTTATATAGCCACGCGCTGGTCGCGTGCGAGGAGGTGGACGGTGGCGGGAACAAGTAAGGGCTACGACGTAACAGAGGTCGAGCAAGGGCCGGGAGATCCGTGGGCCATAGCGACGGCCCCGGTGGACGCGACGCCACGGCTGACGCTGGCGACGGATGGGACGCCGGACTCCGGAACGCACACGGCGACGCATCTGGGGCTGACGGCGGGGCCTATCACGACGACGGCGAAGCCGGGGCTGGTGAAGATCACGGCCGACCAGGCGGACGCGGAGGTCGATGCCTACGCTTCGAAGATGGACATGGAAGTCGAGACGGAGCTGAGCCAGCTTTCGACGCCTAAGCTGCAGCGCATCCTGGGCGTGGGGGTCTACTCCATTGGGGGCGGGTATAAGCAGTTCACATTCGGCGGCATCCAGACGGTGCCGACGATTTGCCTCGCGTTTATTTCGCCACGGCGGGCGGCACCGACGAAATTCGCCTACTCGCTGCTGTACAACGGAGCATCGGTAGGTCCGCTCTCCTTCATGTTTGGCCGGGCGAAACCGGCAACATACAAGGCCAAGTTCAAAGGCGCGTCGGATCTCACGCGGACGGCGGGGCAGCAGATCGGGCTGATCATCCGGCAGCTTCTGGCTCCGACCGGCATCTTGCCCACCGCAAAAGACTACACGGTGGGAGAGATCCAACAGGGACCGAGCAATCTGTACCTGATTGGGACACCCCCCTCGGACCTGGCGCAGAGGCTGACTCTATCCGGGGACTTGACTCCGGACGCGACGGCGCATCCAAATTCGCTCGGATTCGGAATGACCGAAACGGGCATCACGATGACGCTGACCCCCAAGATCGAAGAGATCGGGGCAGACCAGGCGGACGGCCCGGTGTTGTTCCGCTGCACGGCGCTCGATGTGAAGCTGGAGACCACCATCAATCAGCTCGGGTTCGACAAGCTGACGTGCGCGCTGGGATTGACGGGAGCTTACAGCATCGAGGCGGGCGGCACGCCATCGTGGGAGCAGATCGGGTTCGGCGGCAGCACCACGGTGAGCCAGGCGGCTTTTGCCGCGATCGCGCCAAAGCGCTCGGACGCGACGAAGGTCTGGGTGGGGATGATCTACAAAGCGCTTTCCGCGGACGGGATATCGTTCATGCAGTCGCGGGCGAAGGCTAATACCTACAAGCTCACGGTCACCGGGGTGGCGGACCTGGCGCGGACGGCGGGGCGGCAGCAGGGGATCATCTACGAGACGGTGTAGATCACCGCAGGGGGAAACGTGACAGCACAAGAGTGGAGAGCGAAGACGCGGGCGGCGGCGGAGGTAACGGAACTGACGCTGCCGTCGGGGATGGTGATCCTCGCGCGGCGGCCGGACCCGCTGCAATTTGCGCAGTGGAACCGGCTGCCGCTCATGCTGGCCGTGTTCACCGGGGAGAAGGACGCAAGCGCCGCGGAAGAACAGGACCTGGCGGAGATCGCCGGGTTTATGCGCGAGCTGCTGGTCTATTGTTGTTTGGAACCCCGCGTCTCGGAAACGGCGGCGCCCGATTCGGTGGACGAGATCCATCCGAAGGAGATCGACGGCAAGGACCTGATGCACATCCTGGCATGGGCCATGCGGCTCAAGGAGGCCGCGAGCTTGCGGCCCTTTCGTCGAGAGCGAACAAATGATGGCGCTGGTGGCGACAGCGAAGACGTTCGCGTGCCGGCCGTCGGAACTGCTGGCGATCGAGGACCCGATGCTGGCGCTGGCGGTGGACCTGGCGGGGGCGCGGCGGGCGTGGGAAGCGGCGAAGGGAGAGGATAGCACTTCCGTCGAGCGCATATGTCTATAGACTCCACCGCCGACCTGCTCTTTCGGATCGGGGCCAATTCCGACGACGCGGAAAACAACATCAAGCGATTCCGGACGCTGCTCTCCAAAGACCTGGGGCAGATGAAAGAGGAGTTCGCGGACTGGTCGAAGGGGCTGTTCGGTGCGATGAACACAGCAGCGGGGATCGCCACCGGGGCCGGGGCGGTGCTAGCGGCGGGGCTGGTGGCGGCAGGGGCCGCCGCGATACACGCGGCGGACCAGTACACGGCCTATGTCGAGTCGGTGGAGCGCGGGGCCAAACTGACCGGGATGAGCGTCGAGGCCATATCGTCGCTGAAGTTCGCGGCGGAAGCGACGGGGACGAGCTTCGATTCGCTGAGCGGGGGCCTCGCAATTTTCACGCGCAACGTGGTACACGCGGCGGAGGGATCGGGCGCGCAACTCAAGGCGTTTGAGCGCCTGGGAATCTCGCAGAAAGAATTACAGGCGGGCGAGCACGATATGCTACCGCTGCTGCAATCGGTCGCGGAACACTTCAGCGCGTTGAAGGACAAGACGGAGCGCACGGCGGAGGCGCGCGATCTGTTCGGACGTAACGGAACACAGTTTCTGGAGTTTCTAGCCTTGGGCAAGACTGGGCTGAAGGACATGGCCGAAGAGGCAAAACGCCTGGGACTGGTTCTCACCGAAGAAGACGTGAAAATCCTGCACCAAGCGCAGGCAATAGAGGCGGAGACGAAGGCGGTCGGCGACGCGGTGAATATAGAAGTAGGTAGGACAACAACGCCGCTGCTCAACGCCTTCAGCCTGGCATGGGCAAATTTGCTGAAGACGTTGGCCCAAGGGCACGTCACGGAATTCACTCTGCTGCCAAACCTCGTGAAGAACATCAAGGAATCCGTAGATGCAATCAACAAGCTGGCGGCAGCGCGCCAACATCTTGGGAATCAGCAGCTTAAATTGGACACCCTGGGGGGCGATAAGGCTGCAGACGAATTCCGCGGCCTGTCGTCGGTACTGGAGACGGTGAAGGAGCGCACGGCCTCAGCGGCAGGCGGAGAGGCCAAGCTGGCGGGCGAACTCGAACACCTGCGCGCCGAGGCGACGAAGGCAACCGAGGAGTGGAACAAGTACGTGGCCGCGCACAAATCCTCGCCGGAAGTGTTGGAGCGGGAAGGGGCGGCGCTGCAGAAGCTGCCGGGGGCCATTGCGGCGCTGGGGCGCGCGCTGGAGGCGGAGCTGCACGGCAAGCAGGCGGAGGCCTACCAGCAGTTCGCGGACGATCTGCAACGGCGTATTGTCGAGACACAGCAAAAGTCACTGGCCACGGAAGTGGCGGCGTGGGACCAGGAGATTTCGGGGCTAAAGGACCACCTGGCCAAAGACAAAACCCTGAGAGTGGAGCAAAAAGCGGAGCTGCTAGCGGAGATCGAGAAGCTGCAAAAGGCCGGCACCGAAAGGATCGACCGAGAGCAGTTGGAGGGGCTCGAACAGGCCAATGAGGAGGTCAATCGGCGGATTGACGAGCAGGACGAAAATACCCACGCGAAACAGGTGGCGGCGGTGGATCGGGAGATCGAGACGCTGCGCCGGGGCTACGTAGAGAAGTTTGGGCCATCGGAGGAGTACGAACAGAAACTGGAGGCCTTTCGGGCGGCCAGCCTGGCCAAGATTTCGAAAGAGGAAGCGGCGGCGGCCGCGGAGAGCCTGGCCGCGCTGAAAAAGAAGCTCGGGCAGGAAGAGGCGGTAACGCTGGAGGGCCGGCACCAGGCCCACGACCGGGAGATGGATGAGCTGGATCGCGAATTTCGGCTCAAGGCAGGGTATGAAACGACGTACCAGGCGATCATCGCGCAGATCCGGAGAGACGGGCACGGGAAGATCGACGCGGACAACCAGATTGCGTTTGCGCGCGAAAAGGCGCGCTTGGACGAGCAACTCAAGCAGATAGAGAGTAAGGACCAGACACCACAGCAGCGGATCGTGTCCGCGTACCTGGCGGACACAGAGAAGATTAACGCGGCGGAGAAAGAGGAGACGGCGCAGAAATCGCTGAGCGAGCAGCAGCGGACGGAAATTGTCGCGAAGTACGCGGCGCTCCGCGCAGCGTTCCTGGTGAAAGAACAGGCGGACCTGCAGGCGCTGAAGAACTCGACTGGATGGCGCGGCGTGTTCGGAGCGGAATTCGCGCAGCAGATTCGGGGGAACGAAGCGCTGTCGAAGGAATGGGCGGACGGCACGCAGCGATCACACATGCTCGTGCGGATGTCTCTCGAATCGCTGAAGGAGACCGGGCAGCAGGCGTTTGGACAACTGGCACAGGGGATGGGCGGGGCGATCGCGCAATCCTTGGTGTACTCGAAATCGTTTGGCGAGGCGATGAAGCAGGCCGCAGTGTCCACGCTGGAATCGATTTCGGCGCAATCTCTCGTGCAGGCAATCTATTCGACGGCGTGGGGTTTCTTCGACCTGGCGACGGGGGACTACGAGGGGGCGGCATCGGCGTTCGAGGCGGCTGCGCTGTTTGGGTCGGTAGGCGTGGCGGCGGGCGTGGCAGGGAGGG